TTACCCCAACTTTCCCCTCTTTCACCACCAGCGTACTACCCCCCACGGAGAACGCATTGCCCTGTACCGTGATGGTCGAGGCAGTAGTTAACTGGCCCGTCATGGTGTCGCCGGCCTTATTGACTTTTGCGGCGTCCAGGGTTCCGGTGGACAGTATTACCGAGTCGANGGTAGCCTTAATCGTTCCAGTCGATACNCCNAGGTCGTTCTCGCGAGCCGTGGCTCTCGCTATTTCTGCCGTGAGAGCAGAGGCGGTGCTGTTCAGCGCCGAATATATCGTCCCGGTGCTAACGCCGAGCGCGTTCTCGCGGATAGTGGCCCGGGAAACCTCGGTGGCAAGGTCGGTCGTCAGAGTCCCGGTCGCCACATGGAGAGCATTTATCTCAATCTGTAGGGCGCCCGTGGAAAGTACCACGGCTGCCTTGGACTCGTAGTAGTCCATCCTCTGCGTATAGGGGTTAAGCTTCCACTCAGCATAAACGCCCACTGAAAGGAATAGAGTTAAGAGTGCGGCGAGTCGTTTCATGGTATGCCTATCTCCCCTTGAATTTCCACGGCGGCGAACTCCAGGTCGTCATTTGACGCCGGGTTCGGGGTTTCGGTCACGTCTATCTGGATGTACTTCCCGGCCCCAAACAGCGGTATGCGGACGAAGTTAAACACGGCGTCGTTGGTCGTGATTGCCGGGACCGTGATGGTCTGCTCGTTGAAATCGGACTGGTCCTCAACCTGGGTGTCGTAGCCGATGGCCCTGACCTTGACGGTCAGCGTAGCCGCTTTTGTTGAGGCCAGCCTGAAAAGGAGTTCGTTAAAGAACAGCGACTCGGCGGTGGTCATTTTCCACATCGGCCCGGTCCACCGATAGGTCGGGGCCTGCCCCGCCATGTTGTAGGTCGCCGTAGAGGGGTCGAACTGGAAAAGGTAATCGTAGCCGCCCATGTAAAGCGACTGGTCGGAAGCCGAGAACATGGACAGTATTTTGGACACGTCGTTGGACGAGGGGATGATTATACGGCTCCAGGAGTTCTGCCGGTAGTTAAATATAAACATGGTCGTCCCTATCAGGAACATGACCAGCCCGAGTTTCTGGTAGTGCGCCGAGGCGTAAACCTCGTCCGTGTTGGCCGCTATAGCCGCTATCACGTCGTTGTCCACCGCGGCCGAGGCGTTATCCACGTTAAGCGCACCGGAGTTGATTATCTGACGAAGGGACTTTATGCCGCGCTTGGTCAGAAAGAAGATGTCCGTGCCGACCTGTACCACGCACTGAGCGGCCACAACGCCCATGTCAGCTATGTTCTGGTAGATGGCGAAATCGCCCTCGTCGGTCGGATCCGTGCCCGAGTATATCACGATGTGGTTCTTAAAGAAGAACGCCAGATAGTTCAGCACCGAGGAAATATCCAGAAGAACGTCGCCCTTGGGGATTATGAACCGGAAGTCCAGATACCCGGCCCCGGTGCCCGTGAAGTCCGTAGGCAGAAAGAGGTCACTATGGTAGGCGGTAAGGCCGTCCGAGCCGATGGCCCACATCCGATTCTTGTAGGGGTAGAGTTTGCCGAACCGCACGGACTGGTCAACCGGCATGGTCCACTTGTCGCCCAGGGTATGCCCGTTGATGGCGGCGAACTTAAACTGGACCCCGGCCTGTATAGTCTGGAGGGCTCCGGTTATCGGCCGCGTGGTGTCCACGTCCACCCCGTCCTTGGAGTATTTAACGGTGTCGCGGGAAACGTTAAACTCCCATGAGTTCGTCAGGGTGTGCCCGGTGAAGTAATTGAACTGTATGTTTATGCCGTTGCCGAGGCTTATTGTCCCGGAGACGATATCCACAGTTTCGGTATAGCCACCGCCGTCCCTCTGCCACTTGAACGTATCCGGCGTGGTCGCACCGTCCACCTGAAAGGAGTACAGGTCGTTGACCGTGTTTCCGGTGGCGGACTCGAAAGTGATACTGTAGTCGGCGTCGAGGGCCTGATAGGTCGGGTGGGCAACGCAATTAATGTCAGCACTCCAGGCACCTCCGTTTTTGCGCCACTGGAACTTATCGGGGGTGCCGTTGGACACCACCTGAAATTCGTAAACGTCTCGGGAGTCATGGCCGATGGTAGCCGACGCTTTAAGCCGGACGGAGCCGAAGTCCAGCCCGTCATTTAATGTCGTAAGGGCCTGCCCGGTGACGAATGGGCCGCCGTTGACATTATACTTCACCGTGTCGCCGGCCCCGGTCCCGTCTATCTCCACCTCGTAGGTGGACTCATTGGTATCCCCGCTGAAATTGGGGCTCGGCACGGAGAGGTCGTTCTTGCCCGCCCCGGTGAACGCCGGAGTCGGGACCGTAGCAACGCCGTCTATCTCGACAACGTACACGGCGCTCTCATAGGTGAAAGTGATGGCCGCGGTAAAGTCGTTGAGGCCCGTGCCCGCGAACACCGTGGAGTTGCCGAAGGGCAGGTTGATGTTCTGGAACGAGGTCCCGTTGTAGGCCACCGGGCGGTCTACGCCATTGGCAGCCAGAACAAGGTCTCCGCCTTGAGCCAGATAAATCGGGTTCAGGCTGACGAAATCGGATTTTATGGAGGACAGGCTACCGCTGTCCAGACGGTAGATGGCCCCCGTGGTAGTGACAGGCGAGGCTGAGATGGTCCACTTGAACGAGTAGGTGTGCCCGGTCGTGGCCCCGAAGGTCACGGATATGCCGTCGCTGAGCAGTTGTGCCGCCCCGGTGATGGCTACTCCGGAGGTCCAGGCCCCGGCGTCCTTGCGCCAGCGGAAGGTATCAGGCGTACCCTCGGCGTCTATCTCGACCTCAAAATCGGCGTCCACAGATCCGGTGTAATCCCCGGTCGGGGTGAGGTCGTCAAGGTGCGGGTTCCGGCAGGTGATAACCCATGAGTCTCCGGTGGTGTGGCCGGAGGACGTGGCTATGGAAATCGTCACTCCGTCCGACAGCTCTATGGTGGCAGGCAACGGGTCGGTCCCGCCAAAGTAGTTCCAAGCCCCGGAATTCTTCTTCCACTGCCATATGTCATACTGAGGGACTTCATACCCCTGAGCCACTTGGACAGTGAATACCGCGGTGCCGGAGCCGGTAAATATGGCGTTGGTGGTGAGGTCGTTGGTCCCCGTCCCGGTGAACACGGCCTGCCGGACGCTTATACCGTCAGACACAAGGCTCTTGGAAGCGGCGAAGGACGAGGCCCGGCCAGCCGCCAGAATAAGCGAACTACCATCCGACTTCTTGAAATCTATGCCAGTCAGGAGCCGGACACCGGCTATCCTCTGGCTGACCGTGGACCACCCGGGGACCTTCTGGATATGACCCTCGGCGTTTATGTAGTAATTCTGGAGGAGGCGGCTGTACTTCTGGGGCGTGGATAATAGCGGGGCCGATGTGACTTCCCCGCCGGACAGGTTCTCAACCTCTATTTTCCCTTTCCTCATAAGGCATGACCTATACCTCAACGTCCCCTAACTGCGAATTGGCGGAGTGGACCCCGGCCCGGCGCATGGCGGCCTCGAATATGACCACCTCAGCCGAGGCGTCCCGGCCCTGCGACTGCTTCATAAGCATGAGCGCCCCGGCCTTAACGGCGTCCGGCAGCGGCACATAGTCGCCTACCGCGGTGAGTTCCTTGGGGGACTTGATTATCTCGTAAGACACGATGTACGCCTGGTCCGGCGCCGGGGTGAACTCCAGTATGGGGAACCCGTGGTCCCGCTGAGCCACCCGGTAATGGACCGGGGCGGCATAACTGAGGCTGGCGTTGTAGGAGTCCGCCAGGGTGCGGAAGGTTAGGTCGTCGGTCGCCTTGGTGATATACGACAGGTCCGGCTTCCTGAGGAAATTAATGGTCTCCACGAAGTCCACGTTGACCGGTGTGAGCCGGTATAGCGGCCGGGTGGAGTTAATGGTGAAACTGCCCTGAACCTTGAGGTGGTCGAAAACGTTGTTCTCCGGCAGTATGGTCGTCAGGATAGTGTTCATCTTAGCCAGTATGATTCTGGCAAAGTTGTCGGTCAGCGCCGCGCTCTGGGGCAGGCGCAGCTCCAACTGGACGGCGTTTATGATTTCGAGGACGGTCTTGGTCTTGGAGGGATATACCTCAATCGTGTCCATGCTGTACTCGGCGTCGGCCGAGTCGAACACCGAAATTTGGTATATCCCCCCTTTGACCGGGGTGAAGGTGGCGGAGCCTGTGTAGACCCCTTTGTCGGAGCTCTCGGTAAGCGCAAGGGAGCAGTCGTCGGTGATTTCGTCAACCCAGACATCCGCTACCTCGTCCCAGAACTTGCTCGTCTCTTTATCCTGTATGACGGCATAAAGAGTCGTCTTGTCCCGGACGGTCTTATACGAGAGCGCGTAAGCCATTTACTTACCCTTGACGGCGGCCGGCGTGGGCTCAGGCTTGGCCGGTTCCTCGACGGGCTTTGTCTGCATGGAGAACCGGGCGACCTCGCTTGAGGACACCGTGGCGTTCTCCGACTTGGTGGGGTCAGCCTTGACCTCGTACTCGGTTATCATGGCCTCCTCCAGCGTGGTCACGACTTCGCGGGGAACCTTGACCCAGGTATCGCGGGGGATGTTGTAGGCCACGCCGTTGATGCTCACGAACTGAGCGTGTTTGTCGCGCTCGGTCGAGGCTATGCGGAGCATGACCTGCGGGCTCCGCTTGAGGATCTCCTTGGTCACGGACTGGCTGTTTGCCGAGCCTATGGGTATGTTCTTGAGCTCCTGCGTGGTAGCCCGGGACGGGTTGGGCTTGGTTTCCTTTATCGGGTCGTCCATTTCTTTTTCGTTCATTCGATTGCTCCTTTATACTATCTTTGCGAAATTATAGCAGAAAACCCTCCCCCGTCAATAGCCCGGAGGAGGGGGTTCTGTCCGCTTTAGCGGTACGCCGTGAAGTACATCACCGCGGCGGCCGAGTTCAGCGTGGCGTCGGCGCCGATGGTGAACCCGGGGGTCGCCGTGGCGGAGCCCGCGTAGGGGGTTATCCCGTCGGCGGACACCAGGGTTTTATCCCCGGCGGTCACGCGCAGGTTCATCGAGGCATCCGCCATGTTCTTGTTCCACTCGTAGTCCGATACGTCGGTGACGTGGTTTAACTGGACTTTCGAGGGAATGAACCCTATGGAGATGTTCGCGGCGGCTATCGGGTCGGCCAGAGTTATCTTGCCGGTCACGACGTCCTTAGCGAGGGGGTCGTTGATTACTACGGTCAGTGCGCTTGCCATTTGTCAGTACCTTCCTTTTTTAGAATCCGAAAGCCGGGAGCCCCCACTTAGGAGCTCCCGGCCGTTGGGGTTATCCCTTCGCGGCGACCTCGATGCGGAGCATCCAGGCGTCGTTGAGGATGACGCAGCCGTTCCAGCCCTTCCAGCCCTGCGAACCGCGCTGAGCCAGCGGGTCCGACGCGGAGGCGGAGGGGTTGTGAATGAGGCTTTCCATGGCGTTCATGCCCGCCAGCGGGATGACACCGTAGGCATCCTCACCGAACACCAGTATCGGATAGACATCCGAGGAGGTGCCCGTGGTGGACAGCGTGGTGTAACCCGCGCCGGCTTTGGCGCCGCCGCCGTCAGCCCACGGCTCGGCTATCGTGGTGGCCACGAAGCGGAGCATACCGAGGGAGCCCATTTCGCCGGGTATCATCCCCATGCTGGCGGAATACTCGTGGACGCCCTTCCAGCCGACGGTCCTTTCGAGGTCCGGGCGCAGGTCCGGGTGGCAGACCGCGATGTACGCCGAGGGGATGGGGTAGGTGTTGATTTTCGCCCCGCCCTCTACCATCTTGGTGATGTACTTCGTGTTCTGGCGTTCCAGAGTCCTGACCGCGGTGCGGCAGAGGTCGGCGGTGATTATCTGGTTGATGTCGGTCCGCGCCGCGCCGTTGGCCCGCAGGAGGTTCGTGCCCGCCTTGAGGACGCCGAAGCGCACCTTGTCCACCATCTCGCCGGCCTGCTGCCCGAGGGCTTCCAGGTTGTCGTTGAGGATGGGGTCCTCGTGGGTGTCGCGGATCACGTCCGTGTACCGGATGAAGTCGCCGTACTGGCGCAGGTAGCCGGTGTAGTCCGTGTAGGCCCGGGTCTTGCCGGTGGGCGTCACGCCCTCCTGGAGTATGACCGGGGAGCTGTCGAGCGCCGAGTAGCGGCGGAAGGTTATGGTCGTGGACTTCTTCTTGGGAAGGGTCCTGACCTGTCCCCACTTGCCGAATACGATGTTCTGCTCGGCCCGCTTGAGAAGCTTGAGGTCCGCGTATGCGGCGGTCCTCGCGCTGATGTCTGAGGTTATCATTGTACTGTGTCCTTTGGACGCTATTTCTTAGCGTCCTGTGCCGACAGGAACTCGAAGGCCGCTTCCCTGTCGTTAGGGTCTACGTCCTCCAGCCTGGTCGGCTTACCGACTGTCTTGGACACTGAGCCCCCGCCGCGCAGCGAGGAGAGGTTTTCTCTGATGCCTTTCTGGCGCTTCTCGTCGTCCGACTTAGCCTTTTCAGCGCTTCCGCTGGCCTTGTATTTCTTGTACTCCGTCAGGGTCATGCTTATGTCCCTCGGGTCCAAGGAGTTCATGGCCGCGAACTGAATAGCCGGGGACTGAGCGTTGGCCCAATCCAGGTATTCCTTGCTGAAAGCGACCTGTCGGAAGTCCGGGTGAACCTTCACTATTTCAGGCTCCACCTTGGCTTCGAAGTGCTCTCTGGCCTCAGCGCGTTTGGCTTCCGCGGTGGCGAGTCTATCGAAATTCTCAGCCTTGGAAAGAGCCTGTTCTGAGGTCTTAGCCAGAAGGTCCAGAACCTCTGTCAGTTCCGGGTAATCTTCGCTGGCCTTCTTGATTTTTTCTTCAAGAACTTTCCGTGTCTCGCCCGCTTCTACCTCCGCCTTTTTCACGCTTTCCTGGCTTGCGCCACCGGCCTTGTAAGCAGCCAGCTCTTTTTCAAGAGTGGCCTTCTCCATAGCCAGTTTCGTAGCCCAGGCTTTCGTGTCCTTTAAGGCTTTAACTACTCCGCCCTCGTCCGCTTTCGCGGGCGGGGCGTCGTCCTGTGCCGATTCCTCGGTCTTGGGTTCGTCGCTGCCCGACGGCTCGGCGTCGTCCTGCGGGGCAGGGTCGGCGCTCTCTACCTCGGCCTCCGGGGCGGGCTCCTCTTTGGGCGGGTCCTCTTTTTTGGGCTCGTCCTTGGAAGGCTCCTCACCGGCGGCGAGTTTATTGAACTCGACCTTGTATTCCTCGCTGACTTCGCTTGCGTCTTTTTCTTCTTCTGTCATCGTTTCTCCTTGGGCCGCTATTGCGGTAGTCCAAATCGGTTAAAGTATAATAACAAGACTTGAATTTGTCAAGTCCCCTATTAATCTTCTCCCGCCTCTTGCGGGTTCTCCAACAGCTCCATGGCGCCCAAAATCTCTTTCAGCTCCCGGGCGGCTCCCTGAACCCGCAAAATCCTGTCGTGGCTGTCAGAGTCACGACACTCTGTGACTCTCGCTTCATGGCGGTCCTGTATGATTTTCTTGACCGCATCGTAAAGGTCACTGGCCATACTGGCCTCCTGCGGCCGGGGGCATGGCTGAATTAGCCATTACGGATCCATCGGGCATCTGGTGAAATCCCGGGCCGGCAGGGGTCGGCATCCCGGTCTGGGGTGCCGAGGCCACGGCTAAGCGGGCCGGGTCCGGCTGGAGTCCTACGCTCTGGAGGACCTGCGCCTGCTCTATCGGGGTGAGCATGGGGAACAGTTTGTCCACGTCCACCTGACCTTCGGCCTGGAGGGGCTGAGCCGCCTGGCGCTCGGCCATCATGCGCTCTATCTGCTGAATCTCGGCGTCCGTCTTGACGAACTTAGACAGCCCGAGTTTTTCGGCCATGGCCTTGATTATGCCCCGGCGGTTGACGATTATGGCGTCCTGCGGGTTCTGGGTTATCTGGAGAAGTTTCAGCATATTCTCCACGATGAGTTCCCGGGCTATCATGGAAATCGTGCCCGTGGCAACAACCTTTAGGGGGATATTGTACTGCTGAGGGTATTTCCCGAGCATGGAGAAAAGGTTATCCAGCCTTTCAACGGTCGGCTCTATGGCCCCGTCGTCTATGTTTTTCAGGAACGGCTTGAGGTTCACGTTAGCCGCGCCCATTATCATGCTTATCCCGGTGGCGGTACGGTTGAGGAATGACTGGCTGGCATCCCCATGAGCGTATTTCGGTATCCCGGTCTCCTCGTCGGCTATCCGCATGAACATTTCCACCATGTCCTTTATGCCGAAGGTCACGTCCGGGAAGGCTATAGAATCTATGGCCTCTTTGACCGAGGCGTTGCCCTTGAGGTAGAAGGTCTTGCGGGGGTAGATGCTGGCGTCTTTGGTCCTCTGCCAGTCTATCTTATCCGTGTGGAGAGCCACGCAACCGTTGCCCGAGAGAGCCTTGTTGTCTATGTACATCCGGGCGCCGGAGTTGACCATGCTCTGCGAGTCGTCCATAAGCGCGGCTATGGAATTTTTGTAGACGCAGTTCGGAATCTTCTTGACCCCGAAGCCCATGGCGGGGCGGTAGCCAAGGTGGTTATACTGCGCCCGGATTACCGGGTTCGCCCCGGCCAGCACAACGGTGACATACCCTTCGGCGTCCTCGTCGTCACCTATCTCCTCGGGCACGTCGGCACCGAACTCCCGGAGTTTCTTGACCGGGACCAGACCGGAATACTCTATGACGGGGATCTTCCCGTCCTTAATAACCTCGAAGCCGTTGAACTTGTCCCCGAGCTTCTTCATTGTGTGGTCGTTGTCGCTGTCGGGGATGGCCGACTTAAGGTTGTCTATTTCAGCCAGGGCCGCTTTCATCTGCCCGGCATCGTAGCCCGGCGCTCTGGCGAGTTCGCGGAACTCTTGGGGCAGGAGCCGCTTGTAGTGGATTTCGCCTATGGACTTTGCGAGGGTTTTTGCGTTCACGTCCACATAGTAGTCCCAGAACGGGACGGTCTCAAATTCGTACTTCTCCACCTCCTGCATACGGATGGTGAAGGCGGGCAGCCGGGGGTCCAACTGCTCGGCCGGCATACCGAATATCATGTTGCGCTCGGGGATAGCCTTGCGCTCCTTGGTGATTATCGGACCCTTGATTATGGAGATAGGGAAAATGGTGGCGTCGAGCGCGGCATCGTCCAGCGTGTCAAAGTATTTGATGTACTTGAGGTATTCGGCTATGTAGGTCTTGCGAAACTGCGCGGCTTCCTCAATGAGTTCTGGGGGGATCTGCCCGTAGTCCAGATTGGGTACGGCCTCGAACTCGAAAGGCACATCCGACCCGAGCGCGTCCATTATCTTAGCGTGGGCCGTGTAGCACTTCTGCTGAGTGAGCTTTATGAATATCCGGGAGCGGTTGCCCTCGCCCTCTTTGTTGCGCCACGCCTTTGAGGACTGGTACTGGCTGAGAAAATTGTTCCACCACTCCTCGGCCTTTATCTCGAACTCTTTGCGGCCGTTCTTGAACTCCTGGAAAATGTCTGTCACATACAGTGACAGGTCTGAGCCTTTAGTGGTAGACTGCGACTCTACGGCTTGGTTTTCATTTTCCATTTATATCCAGCCTTTTATCATAATTGAGAAAGTTGTAGCAGAATTATTGAAGCCTGTCAATATGTTTCAGTATCCGGCCACCGGGTCCACCGGCTGAAAGGTGTCTGCCGGCCCGGAGTCGCTATCCTGTAACTCCTGATTGTAGTTCGAGATAGGCAAGGCAAAGGTCATGATATGGGCGTCGGCTATGTCCGGGGACCCGTTAGACTCGTCGCCCCCGGTTTTCCGCAGGCGCTCCCGCATCTCGTCTTTGGACTCCACCTTAATCTTGCCGCCCTCCAAGATACGGGCGGTGGGGGTGGATAATTCGCCTATAAGGTCGTTGTCCTCGTTGTCCCAGAGCTTGCCGCGGCCGACCTCCAGCCAGTCCCGCATCTTGCCCCAGAGTTCATCCCGAAGCCGCATATACTTGTCGGGGAACTCCATGGAAATCGTCTCGGCAGAGTTGACCGCTATGACCGGGTAGCCGAGCTGCTTGAGGCGGTCATGTACGCCGCCGCCCACGCCGATAACGTCTATGAAGATGGCCTTAGGTTTTTCCTTGTCGGCCATCTGGGCCACATCCCGGACAATCTTCATGGTGTCGTTGTAGCGCATGACGTGGTACGGCAGGAACTGGTCGCCCTTGCGCTTGGCGATAACGCTCCGGTCACGGTTGAGAGACCGGGCAACGTCCACCCCGTACACAAGGTCGTAGGACATGGCCGGGATAATCTGCCGGTCCCGGGCCGCCTCGGCCCAATATATCGGTATGTAGGTGTCGTCGTCCGCCAGGGGGAACTGCCCGAGTACGCGGATCCGGTAGAAGTTGGACTCCTTGCCGTACTTCTTCTCCATGCGGGCCGCGTACCGCTGAGCCTCCTTCACAAGGAGCGGGTGGGTGATATCCAGACAGGACCGGGTGAAAGTCCGGTAGAACTGCTTATCCTGATTGAAACAGCGGTAGAACTGCCCATTGCGGCGGGTCGGGTTGCCGGCGAAGATGGTCTTGGTCTCAATGGTGCCGGTCGCGCCCTCAAGGACCTCGCAGGCGGCGTCGCTCACGCCGGATGCCTCCTCTATAATTCGCATGACGTATGGGCCGTGGAACCCCTGCAAGGCGTCGGTGTTCTCCTTGGTGGCGGTACGGGCGGCCGCAAACCATGTAGCCGGCGACAGCAGGTTGCAGATGGTCTCTTTCTTCCACTCAAGGTTACTGGCGAACACCTTGCCGATGGCGTTCTTGCGCATCATGCCGTGCTGCTTGGACATCTCAGCCCAGAGGATATCCTGGAGCTGGTGCTTTGACGGCGCCGTGCAGGGTATTCGGCAATCCGGCCGGGTGCTGATATAGTGGGTAGTGGCTATCGAGAGGTCGGTGGTTTTGCAGGTGCCGTGACCCGCCCGGACGGCGAGATGGTCCTCCCGGTCAAGTGCTTTCAGGAACTCGACCTGCATGGGGTCCAGTCGCTCAAAGCCGATAACCTCCATGGCGAAGCGCACCCGGTCATCCCATATGACCTTAATATAGTCCTCGAACTTGTCGTAGCCGACCTCTATGGGCATGGCTTCACCATCCAAAAATGTATTCCCGGCTTCTCACCAGTTCCGGGGAGTCGCTTGAACAGGAGGTTATTCACTATGTGTCGGTCGTCCCGATAGACCGGCACGTTGTGCTTAACCTTCGGCCCCATGTCAAAAAACAGGGAATCAAAAATTAATTTTTGCAGGTTGTCCAAATCTCCATGAGTGGGGGATACGGGGTATTCCTCGCGCACGGATTTCAGCGGCTCACAAATAAATTTAAGGGCCACCGTATAGGGAGGCTCAAAGCGGATTGGCTTTTGGCTGAGGCAGGCGCAGTAAATCTTGTCCTTCTGAAATATGTTCTGCTTAGGGGAGAACGCCACGACCCGAGGTTTTCCAAAGGACAGGCTCAATCACGGCTGACCGTTGCCGGGCCAGAGGCACCGGCTTTCCCTCAAAGAAGAAGTGCTGGACTTTAGCGCCGGGCCATGCCAGCAAAGCGCCGAGCACGGCCTCCTCAAAGTAGTCGTCGCTCAGAGGGGCCTCGTTCAGATAGACTCCTCTCGCAAAGCCTCGTCGGCCTTTTCTTTGGCCTTGGCGGCCGCAATGGCCTCCATGGCCTTCTTCATGTCCAGGCCCTTTTCACGGGTGTCCTTGGCTTTTTCTTTCACGTCCCCGATGGCCTTATCGAAAATCATTTCCTTCCAGGTCTTTGCCGCCGTGACCCGGACATTGACCGGCACCGCGCAGTCCACGTCCTCCATGAACCATTCCCCGGTTGTCGGATCCTTCCGGCGGACCTGCTTAACGTCCCGGTAGGAATCGTCCAGCGACACCTTTTCCAGGAACTCGGCTACCTTGGCCGCCTTCTTGATGGCGCGGCTCTGGCAGAAAGATTTTATTTCCTCGTCCTCTTTGGTTTTATCGGCCACGGTTGCTCCCAGACTAATGTTTCACATTCGTAGTCTACCAGAAAAGAAAATCTTTCGCAAGGGTGTTGACAGATTGAAAATCTTGTGCTATTATTTCCATGTTATCCAAGTGGATAGCTGGCGCTTCCGGGCATAGTGAATCCCTCAACGATTTACGCTATGCTCTGTCGCTAAAACGACGAGGATAGCGCCATTTATAGCGAGTACAGCTTAACCATGCCGGGGTTCCATAATTTCCCCGATATACTCCAAAGCTGCCCCCATGTCGCATGGTGATACATTCAGGGGCACTCGCTACAAAATTTCAGAACGGGATTTTTCACACCTTTCACCTTACGAAAGGGAAGCGCGGGGCTGTGCCGCATACGGGATAAAACGGACGCGAGTAAGCAACCTGTCCGCCCGACCTGGACGACATACGGTTCTCCCTCAGCCGGTTGGCAGGGGTGGGGCCGTCCAGGGGAAAGAGTTTGGCCCCATAAGATTAATATAGATACCCAGAAGGCCAGCAGTGACCCCGCCTCGCTCTATCTCTGCCCTGTAACTATTAACCCCATGAAATGAGGGGGGCCGCGGAACGGGGGAGCCGGAAGGCCCATCTTAGATCTGCTCTATTTTCCTGCCTTAAAAGAAGTCCCTATATTATATCCCGGGGAATTTTTTTTCAGACCCCTCTTAATTGAACCCGGACGGCCCCTCCGTTGCTGCCTGGCGCGTTTTTCTGGCCTGCCGGAGAGAGAGCTCATGGGTACAGCGGGGGGAGAGAATGGGGGGTATATAGTTCTGGTTATGGCAGAGGGAGGGGGGGGNAGGGCCGGGGGTCGTTTTGTTGACTATAGCAAGTAGTTATCCACAAGTTAACAGGGCCTGGACTACGTTTTGGGGATAAGTGCTGTACAAGTTACAACGATTGGTTAACATAATAGATGTTATCGTAAGTTGAGGTTGTGGATAACCCCGAAGTGTAGAAAATAATCCACACTTNNGCNTNCCGCCCNGGTTCACTTGCNTNATTCAACTTCTTACTATACTATACTATCCTCTCCGGTCTTATCTTATACTAAGGCAGTACCCTGAGAGTATCCAGTACCCGAGTAGAGAGTATCTTACGGGTTTATAAGTAAGCTATAAGTATAATTATAAAGATTCTCCCTCTTTTCCGTTTGTTTCAATCTGCCNNAATTCCCGGCTTNCCCGTCCNACCTTTTGCCAGTGATCCCCGCCCGTAGCCGTCCCAGGTTCGCGCCCTCTTGACNGCCNAAANNCTTNTTTAGTAATATTCCCCGTCGGCGTTACCGTCGGAGAAATAGCCNTAATTCGTGGCCTTGTGTTTTNNTACAATCCGAAAACTANAANGCTTATTTTAGTCAACTAAAAAAGCATTTTACCGTCGGAGAAAATAACACTTGACAAATGCAACATTGTCTGCTATACTCTATACACGGCCCACAAAGCCGAATTGCAGCGGAGGACAAAACATTATGAAAAGCAAAAAAGGGGAAAAGACTGCCGTATTACTGGACGGTAAAATTATCCGCGTAGATAAACGGATCGCGGCCGCCGCGCCGGAGCTCCTGGCGGCGCTGGAAAAATTGGAAGCGCGCCTGGACTGGTTTTTGTCCGATGACTTTTCCGAAGCGTTCGGCCTTAAATACAAGCCATTGGCCGAAGAGCTTTCGGAACTGGAGCAAGCCCGCGCCGCAATCGCAAAGGCAAAGGGGGAATAATGGCCCGCTTCACGGCATACGACAAGCACAGACTGCGGAAATGGGCCGATTGCCTGGCCGTTGACATACTCAACAACGGGCAAAGCCGGGACCCTTTCGGGATGGCCGCTAAGGCTATGATACGGGACGCCCGGGCCGTTGCCCGGGACATTGGCGGGGAAGTGACAGCGGACGATATAAAGCGGTTTTTCGCCCCGGGCGGCGAATACAAGTAGACTAAAAAGAGGGATAACTATATGGTGCTTAGAATTTGGAGAATGGCCAAGCTTTCCCCGTTATCTGATGGGCGCCACGGTGGAACGGTCGGAAAGGATAAAACGGGCTTTGGCGCTGTCCCGTCCCCCCGTATTGCGTTCCCGTGTTTTGGTTTCGTGCGGTAATTAGCTTTTAATAAAATACAGTAAGAGGAGAAAATAATACTATGTATATAGATAATGAAAGCAAAAAGACGGTAGACGCGGCCGCGGTACTGGCCGTGCTTAAAGAATCGGCCGAATATGCGGCCCAGGACCACAAGGATCCTAAACACGGCTACATATACGCCCGGCGGCGTATGACTAAAAAAGCGTTGCGGGAATTCTTCACCGTGGCCGAGGGCTGCCAGTATTCCCCGTCGGAGAAAATGGCCCAGCAGTTTGTGGCGCTTAATGACGCTATCATATCGGGCCGGGACGTTTTCGCCACGTGCGAGAAAAGGCCAAACGGGTCCCTGGACAAAGGCCGTCACTATTTCAATATCCATTTTGTGACGCCTGACGGCCACGTGGAGATGATAAACCCCCGCGCCTACGGCGGGGACGCTGGCGCTGCCGTGCTTCACCTGGGGAGCCGCGACAACATAGAAAACGGCTTTTTTAGCAGCGGCGCCATCGGGATGAGCCGGCTACTGGACGCAACCGAGGGGGTTTTCTCCCTGCTGCGCCGCGCTGGCGGGACGTATGTACAGATTGATTGTCGGTGATGGTTCCCTTTCCTTATATAATAAGGAATGGGAAATTGAAAAGGCGAAAAGCCAAAAACAAGAGAGGATAAAAACATTATGAGAAACAAAAAAGACGCGGGAAGAAGTTTTACGCCGGGGCCGTGGAAATTGGAGGCCGGGCGCTCAATAGTTACCGACGGCGGGCGCTTTAACTTGGCATACAGCACGGATAAAAAGACCGGCGCAGCCAGTTTTCCGAATTTCGTGGAGCTGGACGCTAACGCCGCCNTAATCGCCGCCNNNCCGGANCTGTTGNCCGCNCTGGAAATGGTAAAAGAGCATGACAGGGGGCAGATAACTGGCGGGGATTGGAACATAATCAACGCCGCAATCGCAAAGGCAAAGGGGGCCGCGTGAACCCGTATAACGAGAAAGAAAACTACGGCGCCGAGAAGTGGCGGGCGCCAGAACTGAAAGACGGGGACCGGCTCATATTCGATGAACCGGGCCGCCTGCTGGATAACTATGACGGGCGCGCGGGGCAATACTGTAGCCGCGCCTATTATTTCCGCGTTGTGGCCGGGGAGTTTGGCGGCCTGCGCTTACTGGTCAACCACGGCGGCGGGCAGGAGGATATCCCCTTAGGCGGTAAGTTTATGGGGATAGAGCCTAGCCTACAGCAGCTAAACGGGGAGGGCCGCTATCGTTTACTGGCGGCCATTTACCACGTCCAGGAGGACCAAAAGCAGGCAGCGCGATCGGAAACGGCGGCGGAATATCGGCGGGCCTTTGTGGAGGGCCGCCTGAAAAAGCGGAAAGTCAAAC